CAATGTATAATTTTGCGAATTATTGAAATCACCGGCATCTAATCTAGCAACTACACCTAATTCATACAACATAACCGTGCTACGATAACTTGCAGTAAATGGAGTAGTTAAAACATTGTTATATCGATAATCGGCACTAGAAACTACTATCATTCCTTGTTTAGAAAACACATTACCAACAACATTAGTTTGTAACATAGTTCCGCCTTGAGTTCTATCTGCCAAATATGATATTTCTGTAGATGTTAATGCCTTATTAAATATTCGAATTTCATCCAACACCCCGGTTAAGTTTGCTGACGTAGTGCTATATCCGCCTATAGTTAATTGATCAGAATTATTAATTTTTGCCGTAGGAATAAATGGATCGGTTTGTGGTTGAAGCATGGTACTACTACCTGATGCTTCTAAAACACCATTAACATATAACTGAAGATTAGATCCGGTTTTTTGACATATAACATGAGCAAAATTTGATGAAGTAACAATGGTAGAAGATGATATAGTTTTATTAAGGGTTCCGCCTGCAACTGAAAATACAATCTGATTACTTCCACTTAATTCTATTTTAAATGGATATTGTGCTGTTAAACTGCTACTAGCTTTTGTTAATACCAATTGATTATTGCTTGTAACATTTGATCCGGAAATAAACAATGAAACTGCATAATCATGATCCCGGTCATAAAAACCAGACAAATCATTTTGAATATAACCATTGCCGGAAAATTTTGCCGCATATCCTATAGAACTAGTAGCACCAGTAGTTGTTTTTACTCCAGGAATATAAGTTACATTTTGTGAAGTATATGAAATTCTAGATGTGTCAAAATACTCATTAAATCCTTCGTAATATGTTACTCCTGAAATAATTGAAGCCGTATTAAATGCGGTATCATACACATTTCCGTAACGATCGGCTGCTAAACTAACCGTTCCTGTGTATGTAAATGATTCTGGTTTTATACATTCACCTACTCGTTTGCTAGGAATTGAAAACACCGATGCTGTTGCGAATAAATTTTTCTTTGTTTGATTTAGATTAGTAGGCCCGAAACTGTTATATGGTTGTGTTTTATTTTTGTAAAATAAATGATTAACTGAATAATATACAATAGATTTGTCTGAAGAAGAACTAGTACTGGGAGTTGGTAATGTGTTTGTATATGTTCCGATTAATGCAGTAAAACTAGATGTAGCACTACCAGAATAAAATGTCCATAATTTATTTGCTTGAAACGGATTAACCGAAACATCACTTGTATCAATTTTTTTAAAAACTGTAGGTGTTATGCCTTGATATGTATCATTATTAATAATTCTTGTTTCAGCCATGATAGTAAAAACCCTGCTACATTTAATATAAATATAACAGGGTCAAAATCAGTGTTAATTTTAATAATCTAGCTTAACTCGAATCAATGCTTCTCTTTGGAAAGATTTTAGTAACGGCTTACTTAATTTAGCTACTGCTAATAATTCTTGACGATCATTATATAAACCAACAGTGGTTATGTATGTTTTAGGATCGCCTACAAATGTTGTCTGTGCTAATTGACCTACAGACCCAGTAACATATGAAGGATTATTTGAAAAATTATATTCGGCATTTTTTACACGTACAAAATAATGTGTACTAGTAATCTTTTCAGAGTTTCTTGCTAAGAACTGATTAGACAAAGCACCAGATCCAGAAATTGAATGATAAAGTACAAAATGATTATTTCCTTCAACACTTGAACTTACATTTGTAGCAAATGACAACTGTTGATCCATCATTTTACCATCTAGCACCAATACTCCATGGTCTGGATATGCTAATCCATAATATACCGGAGCTGTTGAGTTATAAACACCATTAGTAATTGAACCGGAAACTATGTTATAAACTTTTCCAGAATCTCCAATCGTAGCACTACCTATAGAAGAATCATCAATCAATTTAATAACAGTAGATCCAACAACTACTGATCCGGTTGCGTTAACTGCTCTAGATGTAATTGATGCCAATGGTAATTCAAAATTACCTGCATCTAAACGTTCTTTTAAACGATTTCTTTTAAAATTAATTACGTAAATAGAATCTGTACTACCTGATCCAGCTGTAACAAATCTAGATGAATTTGAATTTAAAAGAAGTTGTTTATACTGTGAATAAATAGCTTTTGATGGAGAATCATTTAATCCTAGTGCAGATGATCCACTTCCTAAAGCATGGCCATATGCTACTGAAAATTGCACTGCAGCACCTTCAGCTGATGGAGTATCTTGATATACATCTAAATAATAACGACGTTGTGATGTAGTTTCAGCAGATGAAGAATAATATGTTGTTAATCCTGCAACTCCGTCTGTCCACAGACCAGCTGTTACTACTTCAGTTTGATTCGATACAATATCATTCAATGCATCAAATTTTGTAAATACACGTCCATTTCTAGCAATAAGTTGAGATTGTTGTTGTTCTGAAATTATTTCATTTGCTAGTTGTTGAGCTAATTGCCGTACTTGATCATTAACCGCACTTTCTGTTGCAGTAACACGAGTTGCGGATATAATATCACTTCTATCACCTCTTGTACCTTGTGTCGTACCTTGATTATTCCCACCGCCTAATGGAAATCCTCCGTGTCTGGCTTGTCGTTTTAGATTCTGAATAAAATCTTTCGTAATCATAATATACTTCTTTTTATTAGCTACCGGTGGTTACTGCGGTAACTTTTTTAACAGTTAAATTAATTGTTACACTACCTCCAGTTTCATTACCAACAATTGTAATAGTAGTAGTTTTATCTTCTAAATATTGTGCTTTAGCTACAACACGGAATTCGAATCCAGCTACAGCTACACTTTGTGCATCTTCATTATCACCAATAAATCTAGGAGCAGTTGGAAGTACTGAATTTTGCAATGCTCTTGTTACTTGAATATCAGCAACGGTTGAATCTGCTAAAATAGCAGTATATCCTAGGTTAGAATTACCGCCGGTTAAATTGCTAGTATTAGGAGTGATTGCTGCAGTATCACCAGCAGCTAACAATGTAATCGCAGTGTTACCAACTGTTACAACTGGTATGTTTTGTGTTTGTTTCGGCAATGTAATTAATTTGTATCGTAATGCCTGTGTTTCATCCGGAATTGCTTCTACTATTGGCATATTTTCAATAATAACGCCGTAGTAATTAGTTCCTAATGGATGATTTGGATTCCAAAGTGTATAATCAATTTCATCATCGCCTAACGCAAACTGCGTAATATTAAATGCATTGCCACCTTTTGCCAAAAGTTCTCGACCTTTAAGCGTTAAAATGGCATCTACTGTAACAGAACTGTTATCTAAATATCCCATATGTTTTAATCCTATTTAAAATAAATATCTTATGCTAAAAAATTATACTAAAACAAAACTACCTTGATCACCAACTGATTGATATATTAATTGATTTGGATTCGTTGTTCTCCATTCAACTACCGGACCACCATCAACTGTTTGTGTAGAATTCACATTAAATGCTGGTGAAGACATTTTCGTACCGGAGTATCTTTGATTATCCATTCCCTGAGCTAAATAATCTTGTGTTTGTGCAGCACTTCCAGAAAATACATAAGAAATAGTTGCATATGATGAAGTACCATATGATCCAGATCCATATACGACACCAGTAGCGACACTTACATATGATGCGGATGTTATTCTAAATTCTGATGATACACTTGAAATGATAGTAGGCAGTAATGCTTCGCTTCTCCAATATGATGATGTAGTATTTATCCAGGTGCTACCAGATAATATTATATAATCATATGCATACGTAGTACCATTATATCTTTTATCAGCAGATGCAGTTAAATAACCTTGCCACTGATCATCATCTTCAGCAGATAATGTTAATATTTTACCATTAATTTCGCCTTGATAGTTTAAATATGAACCAGTTGTTGTTAAATAATTTCTATTATCTATTTCTACGTTATATGTGTTATCAAAACGATGCATATTAGGTAACGCTACATCTTTGTTTCGTTCTAATATATTTGGTTGTATTAATATACCAGTTAATTTATCAGCTCGAGCTGGAAGTAATTGATCTAGTTGTCGGAAAAATGATAAATCAAATAAAGTAAATATTTTAATGTATGAATTAAAATCATTTTTAGAATCATATTTTTTCCAATAATCCTGAGCTTTTTGTTCTAGTCTAGGATATGATTTTAACTCAGAATCCCCGGGGTCACCTATATAATCATCTAATTCTACATACCCAAACTGTGAAATGATATCTTCATCAATCATTGTTTGTGGAGAGAAATATATTCCTAATTTTTTGCTATCTAATGGCGCCTTGTCAAATTGACTGCGTTCGGCTCTAGTTTTAACATCTAAAACTCCTACGAGTTCATTAGATTCAAGTCTAATTTTATTATCATCATAAGTACCAGCTGCTAATGATATTCCATCAAAGTAATATGTTTCCTCAATTGAATCATATGGAGTATCTGTACTCCATCCGGAAAATGATGCTGTAATAGTAGATGGTTTTGGTTGCACACCACTTAACGATCCGGTTAACGTATGATTAATTTTTTGTGTTAATGGTAATCTGAAAACTAATTCATCATATGCATCTGAATTTGCATTGTATGCTGCCGGTGCTTTAACATGATTATTAAATGCAGAATCAGACAAACTACTAGACCACAATCTAAATTCTTGAAGTTGTCCTTCTAATCTCGTAGCACCAACGCTGGTACCTCCTAAAACAACAGATCCTGAATAATCAAATGATGCTGTTGCTGATGCTGATACTGCTGCGACAATTTTACCATATTTTGATCTTTTAGCTACAACTTCTAATTTAGAACCGGTGGTTCGTAACATAGCCGTTAACCATCCGCCATCAAACATTTCAATATTTGCAGATCCAGTGCCATTAATTAATATACTACCTAACGTGCCGCTACTATAATCAATTGTTACTGCGTTAGAACCTATTGAAAATAGATTCATGGTGCCTGACATCGTAGGATTCGTAATCACGTTATCAGTGCGGAAACGAAGCTCTACGGTATTAATAGATTGTGAATAATTTATATCTACGGTACCAGCTGTATTTTGTAATAAGTCTAAAGAATAATCAAAATTTAATTTTTCATATACGGGAGCTCGATTAGATCTAGGACCTCCATATTCTTTAATTGATATAAGTGATTGAGGAATACCATAACATGATAGTAATGCTTGTACACTTCGTTTCGTTCCTTTAGATTTTAATAGTAGTGGTAAATTATTAACAATACGCCGCCAGACTGAATATGTCATTTCTTTACCTGGTAAAGATGGATATCCAACACTCGTTGATCCCGTAAGCGGAGTACCTGTTTCATTAGTACCTAAAACATACTGCCATAATTCTTGATACTGATTCCCATCCGTTAAATTCCAGCCAAACTGTTTTGCTACAGAATATAACAACTCATTCGGCATTCCTAATTTTGGATTTTCTTCACGTTTATGTATTCGAGTCATATGATTGATATATGTATACAATATATCATAATGATGACCTAACATGTTAACAAATGTAATTAAAGAATCTCCTCCAGTTGCTAAACGTATATTTTCTGGTATAGCATAAGGCAATGCATTGTAATTATCTCGATCATATAAACTAGCAGTTGCATACAATGAATTATACCATGTTTTAAACTGAGTACTATTTGTTGATGCTAATGTATATGGTCTAGTAGAATTCGTTTTTGGTACAGGTTGTATGTATTGACCCGTAATCGTTGGTACATTCGGTGATTCAGATGCAATATCATATGTTGTTATTTTAGATGATGATTCATAGTATAGATATTTTTCAAATAAATCAAATCCACTAATTAACGATGTTTTTTTGTTTAAATAGTCCTGAGCATTTGTTGTTGCGACACTTCCGGATAATTGTGCTACTACTAAACTTTGTGAATTGTAATATTCTAATAATTCTAGTTTGTATTTAAAATTAGCTAAACGATTTGTTGCTGAACTATAAAATACAAAATTATTAAAATCTGAAAAATCTATGTTTAGATTTACACCAGTTAAACTTCCAGAAAAATATGCATCTACTATTTGTTGTGATGTCTGTACAC